GGCATTGCAAATGGAACCTGTGCGCCGGCAAGGGAAAGCCTTCCCGCCCTGTTCATTCCGGCAGCGGCAGCTCTTCTTACGCTACCAACAATGTCTCCGCCGGTTCCCCTTGGTCCGGTTGCTTTAATTTGCTCCATAAATGGAACAAATACTTTTGGAACAATGCTGAAGATAGTAGAGTTAACCTTTAGCGCGGAGGCAAGAACAAATGACTTCATTAGCTTGCTAATTGCGCTTACTGCGGACTTTGGAATAGCCCTTGCCCCAACCGAAAGTGCCTTGATAAGGGACTTAATTGCGTCTGATGAGGCTTTTATTTTCCCCCCAGCAAATGCAAATGCCTTCAAGTTTCGCAGAACAAGAAGGAGCCTATTAATTGCTCCCCCAAGACCTTGCTCAATTTTATATATCGCCCCAAGCGAAGATTCCGTAAAGCCCCCACCAAGCGCCTTAAGCGCAGCGGATCTGCCTCCGCCAGTTTGCGCAAGTTTTCTTAGCCCACTAATACCACCAGGTCCGGTACCGGAATTTGCAGCTGCCTCCATTGCCGCCCTGCGAGCCTCCATGGCCAACTTATACTCATCAAATCTAATAGCCCCACTTGCAAGGAGCTGCTTCAGCATTTGGCTTGAGAGCATCTTCTTTTCAGATGCCGGGATAACTACCTTCTGAATATTACCTGCAACTGCCCCGAATCCAGTTGGGGCACCAGGTTTGCCAAGGGTCCCAACTGGAACCTGTGGTACCCCCCTCTGCGCGACAATCTTTCCGGCTGGATCAACAAGTTTTGAGTATGGAAGCAGTTTTGCTGTAATCGTGTTAATTCCGGACTCCAGCGTTCCGATGAGTCCCTTTGTCGCTGCAATTGGATTTCCCCTGGCATCAACAGTGGCGGATTTTCCTAGCATCATCTGACCAAGTGGGGCAAGCATTTTTCTCATAAGCAAGAATCCAGCAACCAAACCGAGCACGTCTGGCACAAACGGCAGAGCATTAATTAATTCTAAGAGAGTGTTAACAAGGGCAAGAAGTTTTTGAAGAATCGGAATCATTAGGCCGAACGTGGCAAGTAGCGATACAAAGAACTGCGATCCAATACCCTGCATAATATCTGCAAGAAGTGGCATAATTTTCTGCTTAAAGCTTCTTGCAAGGTCCGTCAGGGACGCAGCCATTCCAGATATCCCTCTTGCAAACCCAGAGCCCGCATCGCTTGAGAGGAAATCTTTTAGGGTTGATAGCGATATTGTTATGGCGGTAAGGGTAAGAAGTATGGGATTCATGTTCCATGCCACAGAGATAAGCTTAAGGCCAACTGCCGCCGCAGCTAGGCCCTTTGCAAGAGGGAATTGCAATAGGTCGGCAACGACCTTAAGTCCGCTACCAATCTTTGCAATAAACTCCTGACCTGCCCCTGTTGTTTTTTCAAATGTTGTTCTTACTTCCGATACCCCATTAACAACTCGAACAACTTTGTTATCCATTAGACTAAACGCGCCGCTAAATTCTCCAAATAGCTGAATAATTCCGGTAATAACAGCGGAAATTGCCTGATATATTGATCCAATAACTTCTTGTACTGGGCCTACAATCTTCTCAAATCCTTTTGCAACATTCTTTACAAGGTTAGAAACAAACATTGACTGGAGGAATGTTCCAAGGTCAATCATTTCGTCGCGAATTGAATTAAAGATTGGCCTTGTAATGTCTGCAACGAATGCCTGAGTCACGTCGGCAAGGGTAGAGAAAGCCCCTTCAAACGTCTTTGAGAGCTTTCTCATGCCGCCGCCGTAGTTCTGTCCAAGGCCTTCAATAATTGCACTTGATGCTGCGCCACCTGCAATCTGGCCGCTTTGCGTCAAGTCACGGATTGCCTCAATTGGGTCTTTAGAAACTCTTGTAAAGATGTTTGCAATCTCAGAACTTGTTGACTTAGCAATCGTTACCTGGCCCCTTGTCGCATCTTCCGTCGCTGCGTTTACCGCAGCAACAAGCGCTTTGTATCCATCTTCGGTTTGAATTGTCGTTTGATCAATAACTTTTCCGTTATGGCTTAAGCTTAGTTGTCCAAGCTTTACAAAGTCTTGCAAAAGGGCTTTGGAGAGAATGTCGTAACCAGCAATACCGGCGTTTGCCAGCTGCATCATGTCATTTTGGTAGACGCGACCTGCTTGGCGCATTTGACCAAGCGCGTAGGTGATTCTAAAGATCTTATCGTCTTCGCCACCGAGGGCCGCCACTGCGTCGCCAATGGCTTGCATATTTGGAAGAATTTCCTTAGTCTCAAATCCAAACGCGCGCATTCTTCGCGCAGACTCTGCAAGTTGCGGGAATCGGAATGGCGTTACGTTGGCAAATATCTTAAGCTGATTGACAAGGCCTTCTGCCTCATCTTTTGCCCTCTTAAAGTTAACTTCCATGCCCTGAGCTTTTTGCTCGTTCTCAAAGAGTGTTTGGAACGCAACTGTTGCCGTCTCAAGAGTTGAGTTAAACTTGACAATGCCGTCTTTTAGATGCGCAAGGATGCGCCCAAAGGATTGGGCAATTTCTCGTGTTATTTCCTGCGTGAAACCGAACCTGATTTGCTGCGCAAGATTCCCAAGGATTCCCATTGCATCATTGGAGAACTGCTGCACTCCGCCAGTCGAGATTTGTGGGCCCATCGGGCCGCCGATTTGTCGCGGGACACCGAACTGACCCGCAGGTGCAGTCTGCCTTCCGCCACCAAATCTATTCCCACCGCCACCCGTTTGGGCAGATCGCTCACGTGGCGCTCGTTGACCGCGACTCGCAGCAGCAGCCTCGCGCTCAGCGCGGGCTTGTTCGTAGTAGACCAGTCTTTGTCGGAGCGGAATTGCACGTGCAGCTGCGGCTCTTCCAGACCCAAATCTATCACCCTGACCATGGTGGCCAAAACCGGGGCCTTGAATGCTTGCAGCAAGTGCGGCTTGTCGCGCGCCAATTCTCCTTGCTGTAGGGCTGCTAACAAGGAACCTGCCACCACCAGCAGCCCCGCCAGTAATGGTCGGCATCCTTCCGCCCTTCATGCTGTTGGCGGTCTCTAGGATCTGCTTGATCATTAGCAGGGCTTCATTGATACCCGCTAGACGCTGCTGGCTTGGGAACTTAGTCGAGGCAATTGTTGCGCCGATATTGCTGATACCAGCAAAGTCCATGCTTCCAAGTGAGCTGAACATCTTTGGAATAAACGAAAGAGACTTTCGGAAATCTTTCATGTTCTCGAGAAGCGTCTTTGCTGGCATCTTTGTGCCAATGCCGGAAAGCGCGTCTAGGATCTTGTTTACGGACCTCAGGGCGGCAATAATGTTTCCAACATTCTTTGTGTTTGGCGCCTTGCCGCCAAAGGCAGAGGAAAGGGCGTTGAGGTCTTGGATGAGCTTCTTAAATGCGGAGACGTTTGCACCCTTTGGTGGCGACTTAACTGTTGCAAGCACCTGCATAAGGCTGGCAATTTCCTTCAGCGAAGCGGACATCCCCTTTGGAATAGTCGCTTTTGGGATAAGCGCAAGAGACTTTCCAACCTCTGCCATCTGCGAGGCGAGCTCCCTGAGCGGCCCAATGTCCACCTGCGGAATAGCAATAGTCGCCCCCGGAACAAACTGCATGCCCTGTCCGGTGAAGGTTTGCCCCTGTGGCGCACCTCCAGCCGCCCGCGCCGGAGCGCCGCTGAGTCCCATTTGCGCGTAGGCTGCCCTTCTCTCGTGAAGCGGCATTGAGCGAACACGTTGCTCTGCAAGCTTGGCCCGAATTGCAGCGGTTGTAGATACGCCTGGCTGACCCTCTGCAAGCTGGCCGCCAACCTTAGTTTGGTCCGCAAGGGCGGATTGGCGAACGCGGACCTGTCTCCTAAGGGCCTTTATTCTCCTAGCAACCTCTTTAGCCTGATTCTTTTCTTCCGCCGCCTGTTGCTTTGCTGCCTTTCCTGCGGCAAGGCTCTCAGCAATTGCCTTACCCGGATCGACGCCAGGGGCAACATCAACACCAAGGCGAGCGGCAACGGCAGTTGCCGCTGTCCCCTTGAAGTCCTTAAGAAAGCGCTTTCTTAACGCCTGCGGGGTAAGTTTTTGCCCTTTTTCCGCAGCTATAGCCTCTCGCTCTTTTACAAATTCAGGG